CAGATGCAAATCATCAATCTAGACACGATGGCGACACCTTCTTTTCGTTTGTCGCAGACTTGCAAGACAAGGACATCATATGGGGCCGCGAGAGAGCCTAAACGCATATTTGAAGGCAGTCAGGCGCAAACCTTTTAAATGGGGTTCTCACGATTGCCTGACGTTCACCAATGACGCATTCAGAGCCATGCACGGCAATGGTTGGGCGGATGATTGGCTGGGCCGATACATGGATGGTGATCGGATATTGCGCAGGCGCGAGTTGAAGTCAGAGTTTGGGCATTCAAACTTCTTGAAGGCTGTTGATGAAAGATTGGATCGGGTTGATGGCGTGCCGCCGATGGGTGCGCTTGTGACAACGGATAAGGCTCGCCGCTGGGTAACTGGTGTGGCAATGGGCATCTGCACTGGAACCAAGGCTGCTTTCTTGGACAAGGATGGTGTGGTATATCTATCAATAGATGACATTAACGGGGCGTGGGTGAAAAGATGAAGTATAAGCTGGGCGACCTGACTGTCACGAACTGGAATGATTGGGACCGAGTTCCGCGCGATCCTGCAACAGTAGGTGGGTTAATCCTTGGCGCATTAGGCTCTAGTGGTGCCGCGCTTGCTGGCACTGCAATTCTTGGTACAACTTTTGGTGCAATTGTGGGATACCTCGCAATTTCCGCCGTAACTTCTTGGGCAATGTCCGCACTCGCCCCAAAGCCAGACTTTTCGTCCTTTGGTTCGCAAGGCACATTGATCAATGCGCGTGATGCTGCTGCTCCTGCTGAATTTGTGTATGGCGAGGTTCGCAAGGGTGGGGTCATTACCTTCTATGAAAGCACGGGCGAGAAAAACAAATACCTGCATCAAGTAATTGTCCTCGCCGCGCATGAAATTGAGGCCATTGATGAGATTTACATCAACGATCAGATTGCGACATGGAACGAAAGCACTGGTCTAGTTAGCACGGCAGGCACTGGCGAAGCTGAGGTTGATTGGGACGATAAAATTAGGATCAGAAAGCATCTTGGCGATCAAGTGGCAGCCGACAGCGATCTAGTCTCAGAAACATCGGCAGACAGCAGCTTCGTCGGCAATGGCATTGCATATCTTTACGTTCGTTATGAATACAATCAGGACGTGTTCGCCAATGGCTTGCCGCTTGTCACTGTAAAGATCAGAGGCAAGAAGGTCTACGATCCGCGTACAAATTCAACCTCTTACACCAACAACTCGGCGCTTTGCATTCGAGACTACATCTCCAGTGTTTACGGTTTGAACGACACTGCGATTGATGACGTATATTTTGCTGCCGCAGCAAACGAATCTGATGAGTCTGTCTCACTTGAAGGTGGCGGCACTGAACCTCGATATACCATGAACGGCATTGTAAGCGCGGCCAGATCAACTGGCTCTGTGCTTGGCGACATGGTGACATCATGCGCTGGCACGCTTTTCTGGGGATCAGGCTACTGGAAGTTGAAGGTTGGCGTTTACAGCGCGCCAGTTAAGACGCTGACGCTTGATGACCTGCGTGGTCCGATCAATCTTGAAACGCGCATTTCCATGCGTGATAACTTCAACGCTGTGCGTGGCACATTCAACGATGCTGCGCAGGGATACATCACTGCTGACTATCCTGAGATTGTTAGCCAAGCGTTCAGGGGGGAAGATGGCGGAGAAGAGGTCGCATTGGACCTACCCCTGCCGTTTACGACATCTGCCGCCAGTGCGCAGCGACTTGCCAAGCTGACACTGTTCAGAGCGCGTGAGCAAATGACAATCAATGCCGACTTCGGACTAGAAGCGTTCAGCGTTGAGGTCGGCGACATCATTGAGTTTGATAATGATCGTTATGGATTTGACGGCAAAGAGTTTGAGGTCGTCGGCTGGCGCTTTGCCTCCAATCAGGAGGCTGGCGATCTTCGGGTCAATCTGACTTTGCGCGAGACATCAGCAGCAGCTTTTGATTGGAATGCAGAAGAGACTGCAATCATATCCAACAACACTACGCTTCCAGTTTACAATGCTGGAACTGACATTCTGGGGCTTACAGCTTCAGGTGGTGGTAGGTTGCAGGGTGATGGTACGTTTATCAACAGTGCTATTGTGTCGTGGACACCTGCACAAAACGCATACGTTAGCTACTACGAGGTTGAGTGGAAAGCTGTTGTGGACAGTAGCTACTCCAGCACTGTTACGTCAGAGCCAACTATTGAGCTATCCCCCCTGATTGATGGTGTTGAGTACGCTATCCGTGTTCGTGCTGTTACTATTTCAGGTTTCCGTGGTTCATTCAGCAGTGTCTTATTCACAGGTGGTGGTGATACTACAGCCCCATCCTTACCCACGTCCCTTTCGGCTGTGGGTACTCTTGGCTTTATTGATTTGTCATGGGTGAACCCAGCAGACCCTGATCTTAACTTTGTGGAAGTCTGGGAGTCTGCTGACAGTAATATCGCCAATGCAACTCAGATTGCTAAAGCGTTCGGAGACACCTTCAACAGAGGTAATCTGTCCCCATTGGTCACACGCTACTACTGGATCAGGGCTGTAGACTTCTCTGGGAATAAGTCTGGATTTGTAGGCCCAGAGTTTGCCACAACGAGCCAAGTTACTGCTGGGGACATTGGACCTGCTGTAATTGGTTACGACAACTTCGCTGGCGATGTGACCACACTGTTTGATGACATAAGCACAGACCTATCTGAACGTGCGCTAGTGGTTGACTACAGCATCACAGTTGACTACCAGCAGCAGCTAGAAGCAGCTACGGACCAGCTTGCAACTGATGCACTAACATTAGCACTTAACGCCTCCTCCTTTGAGGGTCGTGTCAATGACGCTGGCATTACTGTTGATCCCGCTACAGGCAGTGTGGTTATTCAAGGCCTGTCTGCTGTAGAGGGTCAGGTTAATGAGGTAAAGATTGACCTTGATGCTGTTGAGGGGGAACTGTCCCTTAAAGCAACAACGTCTTACGTCAACAGTGCTATTGCCGCTGCTACTCTGCCAGAGGCAAGCCTTGCTGAATTAGAAGGTTTAGAAGCTCGTGTGAGTGTCGTTGAGATTGATCTAGACTCTGTAGAGGGTTCTATCACCCTCGCCAGCACAGGCAGCTATTACAACGTCAACGATGGTGTCCTTGGTGTTGAGGCTCTTGAGGGTCGTATCACTATCAGTGAGGGAGAAATCACCCTTAAAGCATCCCAGACGGAAATGGATGACGTTGAGACACGTCTGGGTTCAGCAGAGATCACACTGAGCTCTATTGATGCACCTTCAATCGCACTTACTGTGCAGGACGTTCGTTCAATTAGCGAAAGGCAGTATGATCTTTCTGAGCTTACCCTTCAAGAGGTTCTTGGTCGATATAAAGACCGAGAGTATCTCCTTCAGGACTCAGCCTACGCAAGGTTGTCGTTGACAGCAGACGTAAACGACGAGAGAGAAGCTAGAGCGTCCGCTGAACTGGTGCTTTCAGCAGAAATTGGGGCAAACAAGTCTCTCTTGCTATCAGAGCAAGTCGCAAGAGCAGATGCTGATAGTGCTTTGGCGTCAGACATCACGAAGCTAGAAGCAACTGTAATTGGCTTGGATGCGGATATCGCTGGCACTGCCACCGCTGTCTCTGGCTTAACAACTAGAGTTGATAGTGCTGAAGGGACTATTACTACTCAGGCCAGCTCAATCACCACCTTGTCCACCACTGTCGGGGACAACACTACCTCTATTACCGAAGCAGCAACCTCCATTAACGGCATTGAGGCTAAATACGGCGTTCAGATTGACAACAACGGGTCGATCACAGGTTATCAACTTTTGTCTGGTGTCGGTGGCTCTGCGTTCAACGTAAGGGCTGACCAGTTTGCTGTCTTTAACTCTACAGGGGCAGGTGGCGATAACCCGTTCACCATCTTTACATCTCCAAGGACATTTGATGGTATTGTTTATCCTGCTGGCACTTACATAAAAGATGCTTACATTGATAACGCTGCTATTGTTAATGGTTCTATTACCAACGCTAAGATTGGTGGCACCATAGAGTCATCAAACTTTGTCTCCGGCTCAACAGGCTGGAGCATACGTAAAACTGGGGCTGCTGAGTTTAATGACGTTGTTATTTCAAGACCTCTGGTTCTGAATAGCGGTCAATTTTCCTACACAGGGTCAGTTTCTAGAGGCGGCACCGTGAACATTGACTTCGTCAACACAGGTATCAGGATCGGCACTGATGACGTTTGGGCTAATCAACGTGTTGCTCTTATCGCAGTTGCAAGGGTAGTCCCAACTAGCGCAAGCTCGGTTGAGTCAGGTTCATTGTGGAGAGCCAAAGCAGATGTTTACAACGCTTTCCGCTGGTTTGGATCAACCGTTTGGGATGCTGCGGATGGCTTGCAACATACTTGGACGAGAGACCCAGCAACGCTTGTCACCCCCGACTGGTCTAGCGGCACAGACCAAAGGGTGTTAATGGATATTGAGATTAAGACATCCCTAATCCAGATGAATGGCCCAATCAACGTCTATTGGAAGGTTTATCAGGTAACATAAATGGAAATCACAATTAAGGAGAACCTGCATAATGGCATGGTATGACACAGGCACAGTTAGTGTCACAAACGGATCAACTACAGTCACAGGGGCTGGCACAAACTTCGTTGCTGGGGTGCAAGTCGGGGAAGGCTTCTATGGACCTGATGGTCGAATTTACGAGATTCAAGCTGTCGTATCTGCGACTGCACTGACCCTCGCAGACCCATACCTTGGTGCAACACAGACAGGACAGGACTACAAGATTGTCCCTACACAGTCTCTTGTAGCCACCTTGGCCTCACAGGTATCCACACTAATCTCTGACTTTCAGGGTGTAGTTGATGAAGCTGGTGAAGGTAAGTTCGACGATGGTACTGCTGCATCCGCAGGCATCACATTCTTGCAGGATCAGGACACGGGCTTCTTTCGTCCCGCTGCAAACCAAATTGGCATGACCACTTCTGGTGTACAGAGGGCATTGCTAACGTCCACTGGCCTTAACAGCACTGTCATCGGGGCAACAACCCCTGCGGCTGGTTCATTTACGCAAGTTGACGTTACTGGACCCTCTGGTGAGCCAGCACTATACGTTAGTGGTGAATCTAACACAGGTTGGGGTTTGGAGATTAATTCTCACAACGCAGCATCGGCGTCTGACCTTGTGCTTAACGGTAATGCAGTCTTAGGTACGGAAACAAGTCTGACACAGACAATGCCCACTGGCGGCTACTATCGGTGGATGACAGGTGCTACCTCAAACACAAGCGGCACGGCAGGGGCAACAGAGGTTGTGCGCATCACCGGCAGCGGTGACGTAGGGATTGGCACGAGTTCGCCAGACAAAATGTTGCACGTATCAGGAGGTAATGCGCTGCTGCAAAACGGTACTGGCAATACTGCTATCGCTATTGTTGCAAATAATAACACCTCCCTTGCGGGTAATAAAATCGCATTCTTTGGCGCTGGCCGCTTCGGGGAAGATGAAGAAATGGCTTACATTAAGCCGCTGCTCACCAGTAACAACGGTGGTGCAGGTAACGTACAACTGGGGCATCTTTCTTTCGGGACGTCTGGCGAAGAACGTGTGCGGATTGACCAAAACGGTTATGCTATTATTCCTGCTGGTATTACCCTCGGCACTGCTACTGGTGTTTATTCAGCAGCCAAGACGCTGGATGATTACGAGGAGGGAACTTGGACGCCTGTAATTTCAGATGGGACTAACAATGCAACAGCGTTAACGGCAGTTGGGACTTACACTAAAACAGGGGACCATGTCCACGTTCAAGGACGCATACGCCTGTCTTCTCTTGGTGCTGTAAGTGGTGCTATACGCCTGACAGGACTTCCGTTTAGTTCTAAAACTCTAGTAAATAACTTTGGTGCTATGACCGTTGGACGAGCAACCGCTCTAAACCTCACGTCTGGGACTACCGTGTGTGGGGATCTTCGGAACAATGTGAGCCACGTCCTTCTCTTACTTTGGGACACCACATTAGGGAACACAACCTTACAAGCTACAGAGTTCTCATCCGATGGCGATATTTCCTTCAGCATGGATTACCTGTCAAACTAACTTACACCCCTGTTGGATCACAGGGTAGTCAGGTGGCAACAACGCCACGATAAACACAAGGAGGCCATCATGGCACTTACAGAACGCACTATCATCGACAAGTATGAAATCGTCGGTGACTTCAAACACATCCAATGTCGTCACGCCACAATCATTGAACGTGATGGAGTTGAGATCAGTCGTAACTTCCACCGCCACGTCATTGCACCGTCAGACGACGTGACAGGTGAGCCACAAGAGGTTCAGGACTTGGTGGCGCTGTTGCACACACCAGAGGTCATCTCAGCATATGAGGCTCATGTAGCTGCGCAAACTGAAGGATCGCTGGATGAGGTGTCGGAGTAAGTAACGGCGGGTCGGCGCGGGTTCAAAACCATGTCGGCCCGTGTTATATTGTGTCAACAATTTCGCTATTAGGACAACAGCATGGAAACTCTAGACCTCTTTCTGAAATATATTGTTGTCCCCGTCTGCGCGTTTGTCTGGATGATCTACACCAAGATCAACAGCCACCACACCGAGATAGAGGTGCTAAAGACACAGGTCGAAGCAACCAAAGCTGCGCATGATCGTGAGTTCAAAGAGGTCAGATCAAACTTTGCGCGGGTGTTCGAGAAGCTGGATGGCATAGAAGAGGCGTTGAGAAAGTGATGGACAATAAGGTGATCACCGCATCGCTCGTCAGTGTTATTGTGGCTCTGCTGAGCTGGAATATCAAAACGACAAACGAGCTTCAGCTTCAAGTGCAGCGACTTGAGATCATCCTGCTTAATGATGCGTTTTCGAAATAGGAGGTGGCCATGAGACCACTCAACGAGATTATTGTTCACTGCACTGCCACACGACCTGATTGGTGGGCCAGTAAAAGCGCACAAGCAAAGGTCAAAGAGGTCACGAAGTGGCACTTGGCTAGGGGGTGGAGCGACATCGGCTATCACTACTTGATCGACCGTGATGGCACTGTTGTTTCTGGTCGCCCATTGGAGCGCACTGGCGCTCACGTTAAGGGGCACAACACAGGCACGATCGGCATCTCTTTGTTCGGTGGTCACGGCGGCTCTGCCTCAGATATGTTTGAAGGCAACTTTACAGAAGAGCAAGATGCTGCACTGCGGAAGCTGATTGCCGACCTCCAGAAAGATCACCCTTCGATCCACAAGATCAGTGGCCACAATGAGTATTCATCCAAGGCCTGCCCCTGCTGTAACGTGCGCAACTGGCT